AAGCAGTAAGATTAAAGATTAGTTACATACTTCACAGGATGGGGTTTCATAACGATAAGTGCAGGAGGAGATTATTCTCTACAGAGGCAGATTATATCTGTATGGTTACAGGTAATACACATAAAAAATTCACATTGTGATGGGAGATGCAGATATAGATATTTTATTAGAGATGGGGTTTTGGGTTCAAGTAAGTCCTGTTATGCTAAATGATAGAGAGATGTGGACTTGTGCAATATACAAAAAAACTAAAAAGTTTTGGGTTACAGATAAAGTTAAGTCTTTTAAAACCCCTAATAAGTGTTATGACTGGGCATTATCAATATTATCAATAAATTATTAGTTATGGCAAGATTTAAATGCAATGGGTGCGGGGCAACAAGAGAATTACATAAAACTACTACAGTGTTAGTAGGAGATAAGTGGGTTACTAAAGAGACGCTATGTACCTGTGAAAAAGACAAGTATATGTCACAAATATATGATGATAGCTATGAAGGTATACCTAGCTTAATAAGAACTGAAGAATCATTAACAAAAAATAAGAAATAATGACGTTTAGACAAACTTTAAAGAAACAATTAAAAGATAAAGGAGCTATAAAAGGTAGGAAATGGTTTACCAAGCTAGATAATAGCGGTTTAATAAAAGAAATTAAGATGGTATTTAATGCAAAAGAATATTCAGATAGAAATCCTAATAGAAAATTATATGGAGACCAAGCACTACTTACAGTATTAGAAAAAGATAAAATTACAAGAAATGAGGTTAACAGATGATTTAATATTCATTAAAGATGGTAAATTAGCCCTACCAAGCGCATACGCTTGTACTATTCTTGAATTTAAAGGGTTAAGCGCGGAAGAATTATCTTTTGTATATTTTATGGTAGATCATCGCTCCCCATATTCAGTATATGAGTGGGAGCAAAGGATAAAAGAAGTTACCGAGAGTATATTTGATAAGGAATCTAAATGGAAACCTACAACTAAGGTTATGTCTGCTTGTGCTAAGTATGATAAACTTATAGAAACATCTGCAGTTAGATTATTGAAAGCTGCTAAAGAATCTATCATGAAATTAGAAAGATATTTTAGAACAATAGATCTTACGTTGTTAGATGATAGGGATAAACCTATTTACTCAGCTAAAGATCTTATATCTAATTTAGAAAAAATGGGAAAGGTAGTGGACGGCTTAACCAAGCTAGAAGAAATAGTCCAAAGAGAAGAACAAGCTGCCAACTCCAATAGAGGAGGGGTAGAAGTTAATAAATATAATATGTAATGGATTTTATGGAAGAAATAGCACTGTATAACTTAGCGATGGATAACGCATATGCGTTAATTGTTGGGGATTTAAAATTAGACGAATTAATGATAGAATTAGATAACGAAGAAGGGGAGGACGTGTTGCCTTTACCTTTTAATCCTTTTAATGGGAAAAAAGTATCTAATTCTGTAATTGATATAGTTATAAATCATTATACAGGTCTGGAAGAGTACGAAAAATGTGCTAAGTTATTAGAGGCTAAGAGTGAGTCTTAGAAATACAAACAGAGTTAGAAAGTCTGCGTTAAACTTTCTAGAATTTGGGTATTATACATCCTCCCTTCCAGGGACTAAGGATTACTATGATTTTTGGGATGAAGAAAAGAAAAAGTGTCTATACGGATACACTGCAGACGAAGGAACAGAAGAAGAATTTTATGTTACAGGATTTCATTACTTTTATCTTAACTATTGTCCTATTGATAGAGCTGTAGATGAAATTATGCCTGACGGGTCTACTCAAGCAAGGCGTGAAAGGACATTTCCTGCATTTTATGATGGGGATTATGAATATTTTCATGAAATAGATATAGCTAGGGCAAAAAATAAACATATGATAGTCCTTAAGGCAAGGAGAAAGGGATATTCATATAAAGCTGGTAGTATGCTTGCACGTAATTACTTTTTTGTAAAGAATTCTAAGAACTTCGTTTTTGCAGGGCAGAAAGAATACCTAATTGGGGATGGACTGCTATCGAAGGCTTGGGAATTCTTATCCTTTATAGATGATCATACTGCATGGGCTCAACCTAGACTTAGAGATAGGGAAATGAGTAAAATGTCTGGATATAAGAAAAAAGTTAATGGTGTAGACATTGAAATGGGGATGAAGTCCCAAATAATAGGGGTAAGTTTGAAAGATGCACCAGATAAAGTGAGGGGAAAGGCGGGTGAGTTAGTTTTCTTTGAGGAAGCTGGTTCATTCCCTGGACTACTCAAAGCATGGGAGGTAACAATGCCAACAATGAGACAAGGGTCTAAGACTTTAGGTATGATGGTGGCTTTTGGTACAGGTGGTACTGAAGGGGCAGATTTTGAAGCAATGGAAGAAATATTTTATAATCCTGCAGCATATGATTGTATGGATTATGATAATATATGGGATGAAGGGTCTTTAGGGACTAAGTGCGGGTATTTTATCCCAATATATAAGAATTTAGATGGGTTTATAGATGATCAAGGTAATTCTATGAAAAATACTGCTATTGAGTATGAAGAACAGATGCGTAATAAGAAAAAAGGAGCTGCAGATGCTAAATCATTAGATCAATATATAGCTGAGCATCCTTTCTCCCCTCAAGAGGCTACATTACAAGTTACAGCTAATTTATTTGATGTAGCATCTTTACAAGAACAATATAATATGGTTAAGGCTAAAAATTTAACATCAATAGGTACTATAGGGGATTTATACTATGATACAAAAGGAGAAGTTAAGTTTAGAATTAATGGAGACTTAAAACAAATAACTAAATACCCACATCGTAAAGATGATGATACTACGGGTGGAGTTGTTGTATATCAAGCACCTTATAAAAACGCAGCGCTTCAAATACCTTTAAATATGTATATAATTTGTCATGATCCATATGGGCAAAGTCAGGCTGCAGATTCAAGTTCTTTAGGGGCTGCATATGTTATTAAACGTGTAAATAATATATCTAGTCCAGATGATATGATTGTTGCTAGTTATGTAGGGAGGCCAAACAGTTCAGATGACTTTAATAGAAATTTATTTTTACTCTCAGATTATTATGGGTGTAAAATTGGGTTTGAGAATGACCGAGGTGAGGTGATACCTTATGCTAAAAGATTTAGAAAGATGCATAGATTGCAAGAAGAATTTGAGATGTTAGATAAAAGAGAATTACAATCTAAAAATGTAAAACGTCAATATGGGATGCATATGACAGAGGCAAGGAAGAAGCAAGGAGAGATATATATTAGAGATTGGTTAAATACTCCTAGATCTGCAGATGTAGATGGAAAAAAAACTCTAAATTTGCACAAAATATATGACTTAGCTTTATTAACTGAATTAATTAAATTTAATCACAAAGGTAATTTTGATAGAGTAATGGCATTCATGATTGGGATGTATCATACAAGGGAATTGTATAATGCAGAAGTAAAAGATGTATCAGAAGATGGGACTACGGATGAGTGGTTTGAAAGGAATTTTTATTAGTGGTATATTTATAAACACTGGGGTAATATTTACTTGCGTAGTAAAAACAAAGGTAAATTTAATTAAATTTGTAAGATTATGGGATATGATAAAATACCGAGACAAAAGCTCTCGATAACAAAAAAAAATAAAGAATGGAGGGAAGGATGTGTAGAAGCATATATAGATCTCTCCAGTTCAGGTTCAGGTTTTTCACAGAGAAGGACTGAACTAAGAGATTTATACGACTATTATAACGGTATAATTGATGATGCTGATTATAACTACGTGTTGAAGCCTTACGGAAAATCTCGTAAGAACTTCCCATCCCAAATGCGTAACTACCCAATCATTAAACCCATAATTGATCTTCTTCTAGGGGAAAAATCTAAGAGGCCACTCAATTATACCGTTACAGTACAAAATTCAGATAGTGTTTCTATAAAAGAAAATGCTAAGTCTGAATTGATATTTAAAAATCTGCAACAACACTTTATGCAGTCTGTTCAAAACCAAGGACAGGAAATGGGGGTAGATCCAGACCAAGAGATTGAACTGCCTAAACATGTAGCTGATATGTTTGAGTCTTCTTATGTAGATAATAGAGCTATTCTTGGTCAAAAATCTTTAAATTATATTATGCAAGAGCAAGAAGTGTATGATAAGATTCAAAAAGGATGGTTTCATTATTTAGTATCTGGAGAAGTGTATACTCATAGAGGTGTTAGAAGTGCAGAACCTTTTTATGATATATTAAACCCTATTGATGTAGATTATGATTTAGATCCAGATTTAGAGTTTGTAGAAGATGGCGATTGGGCTTTAGTTAGGAAGTATTCACATGCCTCTACTATTATAGATCATTATTATGAAAGTCTTACAGACGATCAAATATTAGAGCTTGAAGAACCTAGGCATTCAGAAACAGGAGGATCTTATTTAAATGCTCAATCTCCTAGCAATGATGAAAATTCTAACAGAAGTAGATTATTAGAAGTTGTTAATGTTTATTGGAAATCAAGAAAACGTATAGGATTTTTAACATATATAGATGAAGAAACAGGAGTTATAGAAGAAGAAGAGGTAGAAGATGGATTTAGATTGCCTAAAGAAATGAAAGAAGAGGGTGCATCTCTTGAGTGGAAATGGGTTAATGAAGTCTGGGAGGGGACAAGAATTGACGGAAGAATGTATTTAGACATAAACCCAATAGCTAACCAAAGACTATCTTTAGATAATCCTTCTAAATGTAAATTACCTATTAATGGTAGGAGATACTCAGATACTAATTCTAAAAATATATCTTTAGTTAAATTAGGGATACCTTATCAATTAAATTATAATATCTATAAATACCGCCTTGAAGTAGCTGTAGCCAAGTCTAAAGATATTATAGCGCAGTTTGATATTAATATGATCCCTAAGAAATGGGATATGGATAAATTTATGTATTTCGTAGATGCTACAGGTATTGCCTGGGTAGATTACAATAAAGAAGGGGTTAAATTATCTCCACAACATCAATCTGTTTTAGATATGTCTATTAAAACTATTTCTCAATATATTCAGTTGTTAGATTCTATAGCAATGGAGTGGGAGAAAATATCTGGGGTAAGTAGACAGAGACAAGGTGAGATTGGGGCTTATGAAGGTAAAGCATCTTCACAACAAGCTATATTACAATCATCTCATATTACAGAAGACTTATTTAGAAAGTTTGAAAGGCTAGAACAAAGAGACTTTCAAGCATTATTAGACTACTCTAAAGAAGCTTGGTTAACTGGTAAAAAAACTATGTATGTTATGCCCGATGGTACGACAGATTTTTTAGATATAGATAGTATGGATCATATGGAGTCTAACTATGGTATATTTGTTTCTGATGCCGGTAAAGATCAGGAAAAACTACAAAACATTAAAGGATTAACACAAGCTATGATGCAAAATGGTACTAAACCAGCAGCAATAGCGGAGATGTTAGATAGTGATAGCTTCTCTGAAATTAAAAAGAATCTTAAGTTAGCAGATAAAGCTTCAGAAGAATTAGAAGCGGCTCAACAACAAGCTCAACAAGAAATGCAACAACAACAAATGGAAGCTACTCAAATGGCCCAACAAGCTGAAGGTTTAGAAAAAGAAAAAGATCGTCAGAAAGATATTGAAATTGCTCTTATTAATGCTGAATCTAAAAATAATATAGAAGGTAATTCTTTGGCTTTAGAAAAAATGATGAGAGACTTTGATATTAAAGAGAGAGAGTTAGATGTAAAAGTAGCTGAACTTGAGGAGAAATCTAGAGGGTCTATAGAAAAAGAAAGTTTAGATAGAGATTCTAATACAGTAAAAAGAGAAGGTGATCAAATCAAACAGCAAATAGCCAAAGACAATGCTAACAAACGAAACTAGAAGAAACATATTAGATAGAGTTAAAGCATCTGGGTATCCTGGAGGAGTGTCAGAAGCATTTCGTGCTGCTGAACAAGGTGTAGATGTTGTAGATCAATTTGTTCAACAACAACAGCAAGAACAAGAAATGCAAGTAGCACAAACCCAACAAGAGCAAGAAAATGGACTTAGAGGTGAACATGCCGCCGGTAATACTCAAGCATCTATGGCTTTCCCAGATGTAGAACCTAATCAATCTTTTAATACAGTTGGAATGGAAGCTCCTATTGATATACAAAAGATAGATAATCAAGGACATTTAGTAGAGAGTTATAAAAATGTTCCCCCTGGAATACAAAACTTACCAACAGGTCCTTCT